GACCCTGGAAAGTCACCTTTACACGTACCAAATGATCTTAGAATCACACCTAAATTGAGAAAAACTCTTAGTTCTCCATTTACAATGGTCGGTGAGGCTTTGAGGAATTGTATCCCCTCCACCTCGTTCCCGCAATCCTCCAATGTGATCAGATACCCAACTTGCTTCGCTGCCAACTGGATGAAGTCTTTAACCTGATCCCGTGACGTAAATGTTGGTTTGTCTGTCACAAACGAGTGATAAATCGCTATACCCAATCCGTTCGAGGCAAAACAGTTGAAAATTGTCGTATATGGTGATCCACTCAAACAAACATGAGCCACCGGTTTGAATTTCACCTTCAACTTACGATCGCCGTGCGGCAATCTGACTGTTATCGGCATTAGGAGTTGGTCAAAACCAGCATTGACTTCGTTTAGCACAGGGCCTGTTAGACATTGAGTCATACATTCCCGCACGTAACTGATCACAGTTTCGCCATGGCTTCCATCAGCACACGATATGTCCATATTGAAGATCATAGGTGTCCAGACACCATTAATCATAACCAACGCAAAAAACAACGCATCATCGGAATAATAAGCAACCATAAACTTCTTCTTGCTGTGTATGAATAAGTCTAACGTGTCCTTCAAATCCGACGGTTTTGTCCCTGAGAAAAACGTCACCAAGTCTCCAAACTCAAAATGGCGATGCAATCCCTCTTTAAATCTCTCCACGTACGGTGCGGCCTTCAGAGGCGCGTGATCTCCTAATTGAGAGACCCCGCGCGACTTCTTCCCCTCTGGTAGTATCTCACCTGTCTTTGACACATATTCCACTCCCCGCATGTACGTTGCATGATCCAGCCTTCCATCTGCCTGGACCTCTGCATTTGATTTGATCCGAAGTTTCTTCTTCGGGTGTGGAGCGTTAACCCACACCTCCCTGTCTATGTCAACCACTGGCTGGTGGTCGCTGAAAATCTCGCTCATCACATCCTTGTAAAAGGACTTGAACTCATTGAACCCAGCTAAGGTCCCAAAGTTCTTGCGCTGAAGCGAGCACAACAGTGCGTCTAGCCCCTCAATCAGGGGTTCTCTGACACACGACATCCTGAACCACGACCCTCGAATGCTATTCGCGTCGTTCCGGTACATCTGGCCTGTGTGAGAAAAACACGGGCCTGAGACTGTTCTGTACTCCCTGTCGACAACATCGACTTCTGGAAAGGTGAGCACAGAACCTGGGTAGTATTGTTTTCCGGACAACACAATAAACCGGTCGGCGTCCACAAACGGAAAGTGAGTTGTATTCGTCCTAGCATACGCCCTATGCAGGCCGACATAACTCACTCCGTGTGGACGCCATTGCTACCACAGAACATTGGAAATCGTTGAACCAACTGGCGCGAGCATGCCTTTGTCTTTAATATCCATCAACTGTATAGTTTGATGGACGACTCGCGCAGTATTATCAACGATCCCAACATCTAAAGCCATGGTCACATCACCATGCAACATCGAACCACGAGCGACCCTAGCGGTATGCTCTTGAGGCTTGTTACCACCCATTGTTTGCAAAGCGAGTCTTGCTAATCTTGGATAGATTGGTTTCCTCGTTACATGGGTATAATTCAACCGCATCATGTATGATTCATGCGCATGGTACACATTCAAGGGTGTGGTCCTACTGACGGCATGTTCCACCTGATTGATTGGGTTCAAATCAGGTAGCACTGGTCTGTCGCACCCTGCATGCAACGCAACCGCCACTCCAACAACACACGCTGAAAGATAGCGTGCACTTGGCGACAGATCAAAAAGAGCTCCAACTGCGACTGTACTAACCACCGCAATTGTTCCGTATGTTAAGTCACTGTACTTAATGAACTCCTTAAATCTAATCACCATGCGGTTCATAGACGTAGTATTGTTCACGTGCTCAGTGGTGTACACACACACCTCCTCAATCAATTCGCCACCATCTTCTGGCTTTGGCAACCAAAAGACCGCATCATACACGCCCTTCCCTACAGATCTTTCCGCTTGGCCGAGGTTGATCACGTTGGCATTTGCATTACCCCAGACACTTGGATGTCTCATGGTAACTTCCTTCTTCGACTCAGTCGAACAGAAGGGGCAATCAATGCCGAAAACGTGTTTTCCTTTCTTGGCGTACTCGATGTTGAACAAGCTCCCCGCACAACAGTAACAACTAACACAGCCGCAATCCCACGTGAACTTCTCAAAAGGCCACCTGGTCACAACATCACTAACAACGTTACCATCCATGTCGGGTGGTCTATCCACTGTCTGGATCTCTGGATACTCACGAAAGGGTTCGCAACACACACTACACACTGTATGTGTCACATTCTCTCCTCGCAACGGCAAACTGAGCGGACTGAGCATCTTCAGGTTGGCTAGATGCTCTTCCTCCATTCTCTTCTTCATCTCAATGTCTTCTGCTGCCTTACGCCTGGCAGACGCAGCATCACGATCGAGTTTCTGATTTGCTTCCAGAGTCTCCTTCAACTGGACGACCCTTGTTCCTCTAGGTGTTGATTTTGATGGTTTTCCGTAACGCAACTGCGGTACATCATCATCATACACCTGACGTCGCTTTGCCACAGCTCTTAAAACATCATGGTACCATATCTCCATGACATCTTTGAACTCAAAGTCGACATCTCGGCGTGGCATAATGGACTGGTACCACAAGGCAACCAACTCATCAGACGCACGCGCATCACACACCTTATTCTTACCACCCTTGACAAATCCTTTCGCTCGCTGATCCAGCAATACCTCGAGATTCGCGCGTTCGGGTGATGGTCGCTTAACTACAGGTGTAGCTTTGGGAGCGACAACTCCTCCTGGTGCGGGGCCTCTCCACTCATATGGTTCGCCCTTACTATCTTCTATCGACATGCCCCAGCCTGGCACTGTCGCTACCAACCGTCGAGACGATAAGACGTCGTCGATGGTGGGTGCCTTTGTCTCAGAGGCAATACTGACACTCCGGTTCATATTGGGTCCAAATGTTTGGACTTCGATGTTCCTGTTTCCGAATGGCATGGACGTTTTGGTTCCCCAAAAGTCCTGTGGCACATTCGGTTTATTTGGTTCTTTTCGCGGAATCAAATGGCTGGGTGCCCTTTTTTGATCAATGGGTTGGCTTTTCCCACTCTTCATGACGTTATGGATACGCATGTCTGTCTTGTTAACATCGGTCCAGATGACCTCCACTGGTGTATGCACGCTACCAGCACGTTTACGTTGGTTTACTGACGCCAACCCGTCATTACGACCCTCCCGTGGGGCTCTCACCTGTCACTTGACCTTATTAAACGCATGATTATCCCCCAGTTCGTCGGGCGGGTCACGCGCTTTTACTCAAGATTGGGTGGACCCAATGCAGTAGTTTTAGACTGGATGCTGCCAGCGACGAGGTAACCCCGCCTGTAGTGTAGTTTACACCTTTAACACCTTACACCATCGAGTTTAAAATCGATAATGGACTCAATGATCCTGCATGTGGTTGCGGAACTCATGGTCAACGTCAACAGCTTCGTGTGATAGGCTGCAACGGGACAAATTTTACATGTGCCTACTGCTCCTGGTTATGCGTCAACCAACAACGGGTCTAGCGTATGAGGCTGACCTAAATGTGCACGCCTGTATGCGGTGCACCAACAAACAAAACTGATCACTGCTGCAACTACTCTAAAACACACCGGTATTAGTACCAGGCATAGGACTATCTCAACAAAAATGGTGTCCTTAGCCCAACTCCTCTCGGTGTGAATTTCTACCACCACCAGAACCACGTGGCGGTGGAACACCAAGTGCGGAATACAAAGCACGCGCACCAGTAACCAACATATGCGCAGCATTAGAATGTGCTGCAGCCATTGGTATCAACTCTGACCAGGCCGCAGCACTCGCAGCGGATATGATACGCTGGAACATTGCTGGGTCTGAATAAGAGATGCACGGTGCATCGGGATTGATTGATGCAACCGTTCTGGTGTTCGGCTGAAACTCTAAATGATAGATGTATTCAATCTCAAGGACATTGCTCAGCGTCCCAGTGCTTGCATTTGGGAAGGCTGATATGTTCACAATGGGGGCGGTCCATCCCCTTGCCGTTGACATCAACGGGTTTTCTTCGACAGAAGCGGTAAAGGCGCCTCCTGGTGTCTCAAGAGCTGTGCCCAGAATATTCGTAGTGGCGTTGTACGGCAATGCAGCAGTACATGGTAGCCAATCGAATGCTCTAGCGTCACAAATGTGAAACACCATTTGAATGTCGTTAACCAACAGCTCAGACACTTCGAACTCGTCTGCGCTTGGATGATTAATCAAACCCGCCACTCCAACGGTTGGCACTTCATATACCCCGAAAAAATCCTGAAACAAGTTATTCGCAAATGGCACTTGTGCTCCGGAATACACGCCAGCGCCAGAATTAACTGACAAAGTGGGTAAATTCGCTGCGACAAGAGTGCCTGTCGCTGTAAGCGATGGCTGCTTGTTCTTGATAAGGATTCCACCTCCGACGACTCGATATGAATCACCAAAAGATGCGAGACTTGCCGAAGCGAC